GCAAGCACCACAAGCCGTTCATATACTTCCTGCTTAATTCTGACATTATAAACTGGCGCAGGTATCTCAACCTTAGACTTGATAATCTTGCCATTCTTTTTTACAATTCGATTTACTATTGGCATAGTCTTTCCTTTCTTTTTAGAGGATCTTAGCGCCAAGCGAGGCGTTTGGTTTATATTAAGTTTAGCTTGTTCTCTATCTGGTAGGCGATTGCTTCTTGATCTAACACCTCTTTTAGTTTATTGAGCGTGTTCATCACCTTTTGGCGTTCGTCTGATAGATAGAGTACTGCTGTTTCTTCTACCTCGCCCCTCCAGCATCCGATGACTGGATAGTCGAGAGTGAAAGCTTCGTGGTTAATACTTACAGTTGATATTATCTTGTCGACCTCAAGTTTTTTAGTCTTGTTATTGCTTCCGATAAAAGCTTTTATTGTGATTAGTTTCATTGTTATATCCTCTAATTGTTAATGTGCCTCGCTTGACTGTCTTAATTATAGCAAAGTTGCTTGCATAATGCAAGCGTTTTACATACATTTTATGGACTTTTTATAGTTTTCCACAGATAAAGATAATCCGCCTCATATAAAAAGCTACCGGGCTTGCAAACACAGTAGCTTAATTAAAGGTAGAGTTTCAGTTGTTCGGGATTTCCGAATTACTTAACAGCCTCTTTCATCTGTCGTACTAAGTCTAGAATAATAGTCTTAGCTGCGGATAATCCAGCCGCGATTGCAGACAGTGCGGTAGCCATTATTAAAGCGTATAATTCGTGCCAGCTTGCCGCAAATAGTAGATTGACTAGATTTACGCCCGCAAGTAAAAATGTCGCGATAAACGTCTGTACAAACGTCCATCCAGCACGAATAGCTACGTCTTTGTAATTGATATTTTTTAGTGCTTCTAGTGATTTCATATTACCTCCTTATTTTTTCTTGAAAATCCCTAAGATTAGTTTTACTAGCTCGATCATCAGCCCTGACAGCCATCGCCAAAGCCCCGCTGGCTTGTCGCCCTCTGACTTTTGTGGCTGTTCAGGCTTTATTTCCGGCGCTTCCTGCGGCCTCTCTGGCTCGGATGGCTTCGTATCCGGTTCGCTTGGTTTTGGTGATTCTAGCCTCTCTGCCGGTGGTGGTGTGTTCACCTTACCCATGCTCCGCAACTCGTCAATGGATTTATTCGAAACATTAGCGTCTAGCTTCCCGTTATACCCAGGGATAGCCAGCGTCTCTGAATATTGATGAATGAGCGAGCCATGTGTATAGTTGCCTGGATTTCCATAGTTTGGATACCAATCCACGCGGGGCAGGCCTAACTTCTGGATAATAGCCTCACCCGCATACGTGAACACTTGTTTGCCAGTCCTCTGCAAAACAATGTTACTGAATACACTGATTTGCTCGACCGTACCCTCGAAGTCTGACTCAAGATCAAGGAACAATAATTCTCCAGGCTTGTTTCCTAAAGCCTCGATGCACTTCACAAAATACTCAGCGTTCTGTTCCGCCTCTTCTCTGGTCGAAAAGTATGGCAGCCAGTATAAGCCAAGCATTTTGCTAGCTTCACGAGCTTTAGTAACGAATAGCTCTGCATCTGGATCTAGCTTGAAATCGTTACCGCCGTATTGTTGTCCGACCCAGCCAGCTTTGACGATAACGCCCGCTACTTTAGGAAATACGTTTACAACTTCGGCGGTTTGGTAACTGGAGATATCGATAATGACATTACTGAGGTCTTGCTCAGGCTCTGGTGTTGGCTCTGGCCTTGGTACGGGTTGAGGTGTCAGGTCTGGCAAATCATGTAAATCCTTGTCCTCAAACAGCTGCCGACTCATGTATTTGCCGCTACGTGCTGTTACGTACCAGATTGTGTCACCGGCGATTGATTCACCATTAGTGATGTAGCCTTTCATAGCGATTACATCACCTTGAGTTAGCTCCTGAAATACGCCTGATTGGGTGTTTGGCTCTTCGCGAGCATTACCATCCTCTTCCCTCTTGCGATCGGTCGGCTGCACTTCATCATAATACTCAGCGATCTGCCGTCCATCACAACAGTATGAAAAACCTAGATAATCTGGCCCATAAACACCAAACCAGCCCATGATTTCCTCTATGCTATTATAAATGCCGCGTCGTCCAGCATGTACTTCACTGTCGTGGATTTCGATTGAACCGTCGCCACGCTTTCGCATTAGAAATACATGCCCATATCGCACATACGGCCCTCTTGAAAATCCTAAAAATCCAACCACCCACACACCAATCGGTGCGTGTCCAGTGTCGATACGTCCAGCATTCAACTCGTTTAGATACGCCGCTCTAGCACTTGGTGTTCGTGCTGGAGCACTGATCGCGTCGTCCACATACTGCAAGCACCAGCCGCTTCTCGCACCGATATTGATATTTGGATTATAGGTTTGCTTGACTGCCATCATTACCTCCTGTTTACGGTTTATTCACGACTCTCACAATTAAATCGACCATAAAGCCAATCACGGTAATTACAGCTGTCATTACGCCAGCACCAATCTTGGCTTCGCTCTTGGACAGATAATTGCCTTGCATCAGTTCCACGCGGGCTATCAGGGCTTTCAGTTCCTCGGCATCGGCTTTCGATTCAGCCAGTTGCTTGACCGACTCTGCCAGCCGCGACACGTTGTCGTTTATAGAAGATAGTCGCTCATTCAGCACATCATCGCGTGCTGTTATTATGATGCCCAATTCCCGCACCGTTTTAGGCGTTTGATTCATTGATTCTTTGTCTCGTATATTATTCATTCTCACTTACTACATTACAGATTAGACATACTCAACTCTCAGCTCGCCATCAGACGTAGCGAACGCGTAGATTTTGAACGTGTTGCTGCCGAGGTCGACCAAGAAATCTGATATATTTAGCCACGTCTGTACACCACCACTGTTTCGCTGGCGCTGAAAATAGCGAGTAACATCCTCTAGTCTCGAGCCATGACTGCTGCGCCTGCCAACCATCAGCTTAAAAACCATACCAGACTGATACGTGCTGGATTTCGGCGTAAATACGATTTTGAACCGCCTCAGAAACGTTGCGTCACGCTTGTCGATCGCCGCTTCTAACTTGACGCGAAATACCTGCACACCGTCAGCGCCAACACGCTGCGTGGCTTTCATTTCGGTAATTTCACGCTCGCATCGCGTAATGATTCGCGCCATCGTCTCACCGTCTATCTCTTGAATCCTCATAACATCCTGCTTTCAACGGTTAAATCAACGCTAGTATTTGCCACCACAGCACACTTCATCTGTGCCAATACACTGCTCAGCCCCTTTTGCACATACACGTGTGCAAACCATCTGCGAGCGTGCCGCGAATCGCTCGATATCGGTATCATGTCAATACGCGCTGGCATTGCACTGTTTATCAACATCTTGTCGATAATCAAATCAGCCAACAAGAACGTCTTATCCTTTTTTGCTATCGCCGTGATGATAAATGGCACGCCAGAGGCTTGCTGTTGCCCACCAACTACACTAGCCACCCGATTAAAATCCCACTCGTCGTTGCTGGCACTCTCATAAAATACCAGCCCGCTCGACGCCATCACCTGACCAGCTTTAAGATCGCGAATATTGCGGTCAAGTGACGCCAGGATGTCTGTCAATTGGTTTTCAGGCAACATACTCAGCCGATTCATAGCAGGCTCGCTTTCATATTGAACGATCCCTTGTCGGTCCCCAGAAAAATACACTTGGCGTAGACATATTTCGTCTGCCCTGATTGCGGATTGTCGATTGAGGCGGTAGCGCTAAATGCCAACTGGCTTGGTATCTCTAGTTTGTTAATATCTGGCGAACTCTGATCAATAATACTGCCGGTGACTGGCTGCGCACCCGCCAGCGTGTCAGGGTTGTCTCCGACATAAAACTGCGGTAAAAACAGCACGTACGGCCACTGCTGTTTGCGTGCGGTAAATGTCGTCTCAATCTTGATTATTCTGCCGCTAGAAAAAGTCGGGTCATATGTGACAGGTATCATCGCGTCATATTCTTGAGCGCTTTTTGTCTCATAGTAAATAATGCCAGACTTATTGCTGGTTCTCTGTGCTGCTTTCATCTGCTCGGTGGCACGCAGAAGTGCCCGCAATTTGCCAATGGCACGCCGCTCCTCCACTAGGTTCAACCGCTCGCTCATAGGTCATAATTATCCAGCGTTAAGGTTATCTCTTCACTCATGTTCTCGTCGACTTTTACCGACAGCTGCTCGATACGATAGTAGCCGCTCAGCGGACAGGATGAGTACTTACTTTGTTTAACAACAATTCGATCACCGACGCCGATACTATTCAAATCAAACTGGGTACCACGCACTGTAACTCGCGGCAAATCGACCAAACGGCTCATCACCGCCACATCAGCCTCGCAGTGCCCCGCCAGTGTGCTCAGGTTTTTAATGCTGTTGTACAACTGCACTTTCTCTCGTAGAATGAACTCTTGCTGGCTCAAAACATCCTCAGCACTATAGCGAATTGTCTCTTCGCCCATACCAGAGGCCTTACCTATGATGTTGTTGTACAGGTTTGCCCCAGATTGCGGCAGCTCCATCCGAATCGCACCGATTCCCAACCCGTCATCAGGATAATGCACTGTCACATCTGGCCGTTCGTTGCCAAGTGTCTGAAACGTCTCAAACTTGCGGTCGTAGGTGAACCGAAAATCAAATTTGCCGTCTTGTAGATTGGTTAGCGACACCAACGCATCTTTAGCGTTGATGTCTTCCCAGTCGTCCATTCTGTCACGCCGTACGCCGGTGCGGTACTGCCTGCTGCCCCTGGTGATACCAACGTCGCCGTTAGGTCGATTCTGTACCTCCTGGATGATATCCCAAGCAATATCCGTCGCCTCAATTCCTTTCCAGCGGCCATTCAGGTATCGTGCGTCAATCAGATTCAAATAACCGTCGCATTGCACCAGTACTCGTGCGTTGTCGGCGTTAAGGTTGCGGTTCGCCTCCACTACTACCGCACCAAACAAATACTCGCCGTTGCGTTTGATCCTGATGTCACTCACCCACGGCTTCAATATAGTGTTTGGGTTCTCGCCGATCCGCCGGCACTTCTCCTCCCAGTCTGGCATCGACATATTAAAATCTAGCGACTCAACACCATTTCGAGTCATACTCCAGTCAATATCTTGGCAAAGCCTCGTAATATCTGCCACCTTGGTCTTTCCGCGGTGCCACAACTCAATGGTATAGCGTGGTGGTACGTACTCGTCCATTAGGCAACTCCTGTGTAACCGTTATGCCACTCAACGGTGGCTGTGCCGGTATCGGTGCTGTTTGACGTATTGAAGATCAGTTCGTTCAGCCCTGGCGCTAAACGCCAGTATTGGCTGCTGGTGAGGTTATTATCGATGCCTACTCCATTTAGCGTGACCTCTCGATTGTATGTATCAAATATGATTGTGTCGCTGTCTGTTGTGCTGATGTTCAGTGCTAAAATCTCGCCAGTTGTCTGGTTGGACACGGTCGGATTGGTGACTTTGCCAGTAATTGTGATTGTCGGCCAAACATACGTGTTGCCATCATTTGTGGCGTGATTCAGTCCCCCGCCAGATATCCAGTGCAAGCCGTCACGCTCCCAAAGTAGCCCTGTAGGACTCCACAATAAACCACCGTCACGTGGACGCTCTAGCGTGATTCGCTGTGCGGCACCGTCAGTGTAGTCGTACATTCGCGGGTCGCCAGCAACCAGCTCGATGTCGTAGTCTGCAATGAGCGGCCACTCAATCTTTGGATCAAGAGACTGCGTCAGTTTGGCGACGGTTTGGTAGACGCGTCCAGTTGGCGTGAATAACTGCACTCGCAGCTTGTCGCGGATTTTGATGGTTCTAGCGATTTTTGCCATCTCGGCGTGCATCTCAGCAAGTCTTCCGTCGTGCTCCACTGCCACGAAAAAACTCAATGGTATTTGCCGCACACCATAAAACTGCTCATCCACGCTACCGCCATCGGCACCAGAAAACACATACTGGCTATTGCGAACATCAGGATCGCCAAAGCCTTTCAATGGCGGCGTTAAGTGGGATAGCCCTTGTTTGCTGCCTGCCAGAAATACGCTTTCATTAGTGCGCATATTAGTGATCTGTACGTCATATGTTCTCATATCTAGCCCCTCCTCATTTGCTGCACCAGGCTTCGGTTATATTGGTCAACGTCGATGCCGTTTGTCAGGTTGACGGTTTGGTTGATCTGCGGATAACCATCATTAGAACCGCCATTGTTTTTATCGCCCCAGATGTCGTCGGCTCGTAAAGAAATACTGCCACTACCAGATACACTAAAATCAGGCGACAGCGAAGTTGTCATTCTGCCAGAAACCGCACCATTCATTGTATCGACCGCTGATAACACACCTCCAATACTGTCAGTGATACCGTTAGCAAATCCTTGACCCAAGAATCCACCCATCTTTGCCATGACAGTCGACGGTGAATGGATACCAAAGAAATTCTTGATGCCATCAAGTACAGACTTGCCGAACCCTTTTATTTTATCTAGAATCCAGCCGGTCACGTTGCTAATGCCATTCCACAGCCCCTTGATTAGATTTTCTCCAACGCTCCATAGACTTGACGGCGATAATACCTCAACAATTTTATTGATGACTTTCCATGCAGCACTGCCGATGTGACCAAGCATGCTGCCAATGCCATGGATCAACGCGAATAGCAGCTTGACGGCAGACTCGCCTAATTTCTGCAACATTACTGGTTGCGTCAGTGTCGTAACAATTGCGTCAACGACACGTGGCAGTGCGTCGACCAGCGCGTTAATAACCGTAGGTAATGCTTCAATTATGGCTAAGAATAGCTGAATTGCACCCATAATCAGCGCCTGTAGCATAGTCGGCTCTGTTAGTGTCGTAACCAAGCTGTCGACAATTTGCGGGATCATTGGTGTTATGACTGCGATAATCTGTGGCGCAGCTTGCAAAAGCGCCATAAACAATTGCATAAAGCCCTGAATCAGCGCTGGTAGCATAGCTATGATTTGACCAATCCACTGCGGCGCGGTTTGAACCAGTGCGTTGAGCAGGAGGATGACTCCATTGATGACAGCTGGCAACAATTTACCGAGAATTGGTGGTATAAGCGGCGTCAATCTGTTAATTATCTCTGGCAACGCCCTAGAAATGCCCCCGATAGAATCCGCCAGCCTTGGCACCATATTTTTCAAAAATACTTCGATAGACGATGTGAAATTGCCAAGTATTTCATCATACGAAATATCTTCGTTACCGATACCAGCAACGAGATTTGACCAAGCAGCTTTCATCGAATAAAAGCTACCACTAATAGTCTCGCTAGCTTCTTTAGCGGTCGTACCAGTAATACCCATTTTCTCCTGAACTTTATGGATTGCTTCGATGAGCTTATCGAATGGGATATCCTTGACGTTCTCGGCCGTCGCCTTGAAACCCTTGCCCATCACGCCTGTTTCATTGACCAGGCGTGCCATCTCGCCAGCAGTACCACCATAGCCAAGCTTCAGGTTGTCGAGCATAGTATAGTTGTCTTTTGCGAAGCCCTGGTAAGCATCCTGGATCCTTGCAATATCAGTGCCCATTTTGTTGGCGTTATCAGACATGTCTGTAACGGCCATATGAGCATATTGAGCTGATTTTTCAGTGTCGCCTTTCAGACCTTGCAATAATGACGCTGAAAAGCTTGTGACGGTCTCCATGTATTGGTTTGCCGATAATCCTGCCGTTTTATAAGCATTCGCTGCATACGCCTGAACTGTGTCGCTCGACTTCTTAAACAGCGTGTCAACACCGCCAACCAACTGTTCCCATTCTGCAAATCCCTCGACAGATTTTTTGGCTAGCCCACCAATTGCTACTGCTGCGGCGGCTGTTCCAACGGCAAATGCCTTGCCCAGTCCTTTAGCTACGCCACCTACATGGCTCAATGCCCCGCCTAATTTCTCCTTTAAGCCGCTAGCCAGAGAGCTGATGTGCGGCATTACCTGGCTAACCATGCCACCAACGGCATTGCTAATCTTGCCGCCAAGTGCACTGAACATACCAGAAATACCGCTACCAATCGTCGACAGTCCGGGCGCCAAGTTGCGTCCAATCGCACCGCCGATTCCACCGAATACTGCTATCATTTTTTGCGCGACAGGGGCTAGGATTGTGCCTATACCTTTACCTAACCAGATAAATGGTACGGCGAGTTTTTGCGCCACTAACGCCATGCCCTGTCCAACTTTAGATGCAAAACTAGTTACTGTATTAGCGGCGATAGATAATTTCGATGATATGAACGCGCCGATATTACTAAACGTATTTGCAACAGCATTGCGTGCTCTAACGAAAGCCGCAGATATTGCACTAGCAGCTTTGCTGGCAGCGTTAGTCATTGGTGAAAAGAATGTGGCAATGCGATTGCCAATATTTGCAAAACCTGCGCTGATTTTACTTGCCAATGGCGCTAGCTTGTTAGTGATTGGTTGAATAAGCTCTTTTGAGATGATGGCAGCACTCTCAACTGCCGCATTTTTTATGCCAACCCCCAGCTGCTTAAATCCAGTTCCAATCTTGCTCCAAGACTCAGCCATCTTTTTGGTGAGCTCGTCATTATCCTTGGCGACATTCTTCATTTTTTTCTGAACATCAGAAACAGACTTGTCAAATTTTGACCTGTCAACTTTGTAGGTAACTACTATTGTTCCTTGGTTCATATTTCGTTTCCGTGGTATAATTTCTTTACTAAAGAAAGGATCTTATAATGAAAGATGTTGAAACATTCAAAAAGCTTGCTCTGATTGGTTTGATTCCATTTTTTAATGGGCTGCCATGGTTTTATATGGGAAGAATTACCCGAGGATTGATGTACACGTTTACTTGTGGATACGCTTACCTTGGGTCCGTTAAAACAATTGCCAAAGCTGGTGAGATCGTCGACACATACAACGCTAAGCGCGGATATGTTAATACTTCTCGTCGTGATGGATAAGATCACCTCAAACCCCTTATAGTTTTTGTCAAAGAACTATACATTTTTTTGTACGCGTCCTTATTTTGTGCTGCTGCTATCACAGACAGGAGGCTCAGCGTTCGCTCGCATTCGCGACGTATTGCTGCTTTTGCTAACTCCACCGCGTCAGCCTCGTCCATTTCTAAAACCTGCTCGTGCGTGTATTGCGGATAGTTGAGCAAGATTATATGCACTCTCTCCTCAAAGCTTGTGAGAACTTTATCAGCCTGAATCTTCAAATACTGTTCGTACTTTTCGATATCGTATCCAGGCTGATTATTCTCGTTCATGGCTACGCCTCGACTTCTCGCACCTCAACGCCCTCAGCGGCTAGCTTAGTTAGCCCTGTGGTTGCTAATCGCACAATTTCAAGCAGTAGAGCGTCGACGTTGTCATTATCAAGTGCATCAAGCAAATCTCTTAAAGATAGTCCGCCCTCAACTACTGTCGCTCGAGCTACAACATCCATGACAATCGCACTACCAGTAACGGCCTTGCCGTCTTCGCCACCAATGCTTAATCGCGCAGTGTTTGCTTCAAGGGCTTTGTACTGCTTGACCCGCGGAATTAGATATTTGTAGTGCTTTGCTGGTTCGTCACCGTCTGCTGGCATTTCAATGTCCAGCAATACACGCTTCTCAGGCTGCTTCTTTTTTAGAACAAACGCCATCTCATTCTCCATTCCATAGTTGTAAAAACTACATTATTTTTTTATCAATTTAGGTATTGACACGGTGTTTTTATCACCGTGTCACCCCTGTTACGCAAATGTCAGGTCGCCCTTAATCAATTTGCCGGTTACGCTGATTTCAAACTCAGTCAAACCGTCTTCCTGACTGATATCGCTCAGGGTCGCCGTAGCGTCGAGCATGTACAATGTATGACCTGACTGTGCGGCTAACTTCGGCACTAACTTGAACACACCAGGCACCTGTATCGAGCTGCCTTTTTGCAAGCCAACCTGTACAGCACCTTTTGTACCGACAGTAATGCCAGTAGTGCCGTCAATCGTCTCGCCACTGTTATATACATAACCAGGCACAATGTTCTTGAGGTTGTCTTGCCCAATATCCGTCACCTTAAACTTGATGGTAGATTTGAACGATTTGATAAGTTTGAGGTTTGTGCCGTCGATAAAATCACGTGTCACCTCATCCTTGTCGTTGTCAAAGTCCAGGTCGTTCACACCCAGGACTTGCTTGAAATTTTTACCAGTCTTGTCCCCGAAATACAGATCGTGGTTCAAGCCGGCGTAATCGATTGCTGCCATTTAATTACTCCTTTGCTTAATCTTTCAAAACTAATGTTACAGATTGGGCACTCCATACCCCCATCCGTAATTCAGAGGCTTCATAGGCGCTGTCTTGCATCGGAAATACGCTCACGCGAATGAATCTCGCGTCAGTGTATGGCAACTGCATCAATGCCGTACGCAGCTTGCTGTCGAGCTCGTATAGCTCAGCCGCATCAGCTTTCACGACAGTGATCGTTAGCTCGGTAGTCAACTTGGTATTACCCAAACTACCGCCGTCGTATTCACCGCCGCTAGCTGCAACCGCCACCATACCGTCTTGACTATTGCTTGCCGGCAGTCGCCCGACAAACACGTCTTTGCCAAGCTTTCCACCGGTGATAGTGGCCACTACTTTTGCGATCTCCAATGCTACATTCATCTAAAAAACCTCTTGTAATCTTTCATGGTGCTTCTCACACCTTCATCAACAAAACCTTTGCCAGTGCCGGCTGTGGTGTATTTACGCACCACATGGGTACCATTCGCACGCCTGCCGCGGTTCTGGTACTGCGAATAGACTGGCTTCCATGTCAACCTGATGGCATCTCTGCCGATTCGCCGCACCTCGACATTGCGAGACTTTAGCGACCCCCTGCGCCTGAACGGTGCAGTGAGGTTGGCTACTGTCAGAGTATGATTCGCCATAGCGTTCAACCCTGTAGCCGCCTGATTCTGGAAGAATCGTTTGACAGCCACTGTGTTATCGACCACCGGCATGATTACACCTCTCTATCGAGCCTTGCCAGCTCAATTTCAACGTGCTGCACTGTGCCGCTGGTGATAACTGCTCTACCAACTGCTACGTTAGCGACACGGTATACCCGCTTAACGCCAAACAACGTCACCTCAGCGAAATATCCCTCGATCGAGCATCCAGTTGATGACAACCAGCTATCTCGGCCGTCCAGATACGCTCTGGCGTCGCCTGTCATAGCGTCGTAGCTGCCACCGCGTGTCAAGCCACTTGTCTGCTCGACAACACACTTCACGTCGTGCCGCTCTCCGCCAGTTTGGCGATATGTGCCATTGACAGGTGCAACCAGCGTGATGTTATCGCGGAATATCATAGCGATGAACTCCACGCTGGCTCAGCGGTGTATCAGTGTAGCCAGACACCACGCAATTGCTGATTGGCTTTACAAACTTTGCCAGTAGATCAACGTTCGCCTCAGCGAACTGGTCGATAACTTGCTTGGTGTTGTCATATGCTACCGAATGACTCAGCACTGTTTCGGATTTTACGTTGTTATAAAAACTACCTTGATTAGCTATTGACAGCGTGTCAAATAACCTTGCAATGAGGATTCTCAAGCTGTATGGCAACGGCGTTCCATATCCCCACACCGCCTTGACGATGCACCGTCCAATGTCCAGCGGATCAACCATCTCGATGACGTTGAACCAGCTGACGTTCAGTTCGTCGCCTTGACTCACTGATTTGACCGCCAGCGGTCTGCCACTTTCTGTCGTCACCTCTGGCAATAGACTAGTGAACGGATCGACAATTAGAAGACGTGAGCCGCAAGTTGTCTCATATCGACGTGGTGCATTTGCCTCGCCCTGCATTTTGACATCCAGCAGCGCCTCTAGCGTCTCCGTCACCTGCTGCAATAACTGCTCAAAGTACTTATTCTCGGTATCAGAAAGGGGGCGTAAAAGTACGCCCTCGATATCTTCTTTAGTTACCAATGCTGTCATCTCTTACGCCCCTCTCTGTTAGACTACGTGTTTAATAGCCACTGCTGCTGCGATGCCGCTCAAGCCGCCACCTGCGAATATTTCTTGCAAGTATTCGTGCTTATTCTGCTTCAACGCAAAGTTTGTGTAGCTCTCAATTGACTGATCGCCAACCACCTTGTATTTGTTGAATACAACCAAGTAGGCATCGTTTTCGGCGTCGTTAGTGTCGTTGAACCACTGTGGCGTAAACTTGCCAGCAAGCTCCAAGTCTTCCAAGATGTTAACGCCTGGGGTGTATAGCATATGCTTGTCAGTACCTCGCTCATCTTTCAGAGCAGTGAGGTAGCCACGCTTTGCAATGATGTAAACGTCGCCCTCAGCCTCGATTAGGTCGCGTGCATTCAAGATAGCAGTACGGCGACTTTCTCCTGTTTTTGGCGTATAGGTTTTAGCAAACACGTTGCCAGCCTTAGCGTCGGCTTTGACAGATACAAACGACTTGATCTTGTCATCGCTGCTGTCCGCTAAGCCGTCGCCGATAACAATCGCACGCTCGATACTTGCGATGATTCGCTTTGGCAACTCTTGCAATACGTAACGCAACAGTGAGCCAGTACTCTTGTTCTTGCGAATAGTTTCCTTGTCAAGAGTGAGGTACTTGTAGATGTACTGACCTTCAAGCACACGGTTTTCGATAGCAATCGTAGCCTCTTTCTTGTCTTTACCAGCCTGGTGTCCCAATGCACCGTCAGTATTGGTGTCCCAAGCGGTGTTGTAGGCGTCAAGTCCAGTTTTATCGACTAGGTTCCAAATTGGTCCGCCAGCCTTAAATGCACTCTCAACTGCCTCAACAACTGGGGCTGGGAATAATTTATCAGCACCAGCGACAGCCATCTGTACACCGTTAGCCTCAAGCTTGTTCATCCATGCTTCGCGAACAGCGGCCGCACCAGCACCTGCCTGTGCTACCAACACGTCAGCAAAATCTTCTAATGCCTTTGGTGTGTCCAGGTAATTTACGACAGTACCTTTGTCGACAGCTGCTGGATCAGCTGGTTCTTTAACTTGCATCTTTGCAATGTCTTTTGGTTCCATTTCCGTATCCTCCTCAGGATTGTTATCAGTTGATTTTTCCGGCTCTGATTGCTCAGCTTCGTCAGTAGGCTCTGCCTCTGGCGCGGTTTCCGGGGCCGCTGGTTCGTCAGTTTTCGTTTCAGGTTCAGTTGTCGCTTCCTCAGCTGGCTCTGCCGCCTTGGCTGCCTCCGCCTCTGCTTTCGCCTTGATCTGTTCGACCAGGCTCTGCATTGGCTTGGCGTCTGCCTGCTTGACTGCCGACATACTGAATGCAAAGTTCATACCCATCGCATTCTGTACGCCCTCGTCTTGCTTTTGCTTCTCTGGTGCCTCAGACACCTCATCGGCAAAACCGAGCTCGACAGCCTTATCGGCAAGCATCCACGTTTCCGCTTCCAACAGCTCAGCGATCTTTTCATCGCTCAACCCTGTTCGCTTGGCGTAGATAGGCGTGATGCCCTCCTCGATTTTCATCAGCACGTCCTTGGCTTTCTCCATGTCATCCACTGTGCCAGCCGCATAAACGGACGGACGGTGAATCATGATCATTGAGCCTGGCGACATGATAATCTTGTCGCCTGCCATCGCAATTACTGATGCAATCGACGCCGCTAAACCATCAACCCTGACAGTGACATTTCCGTTATGATTCACAAGTGCGTTATAAATCGCCAAGCCTGCGAACACGTCGCCACCGGGGCTGTTAATGACAACTGTCAAATCGCCCGCATGCTGCTTGAGTTCTTCGCGAAATAGGTCGGGTGTGACTTCATCGCCCCACCAGGTATCGCTCGCGATAGGCCCGTCAAGTATAAGCTCTTGATTATTCGATGAAACGGAATTGCTCCACTTCCAGAACTTCATGCTTTTTTCCTTGTTAAAGTTAGTGTCTCGACTCCTGCTTGCCCGTCCAATTTGAGCGTTTTGCTCTCGTCTTATTTCTAAGACTACAGATTACGATTTATCGAACTCATAACGCACCTGATCGTCTGTCGAGGTGGCGTTGACGATCTTGATATTATTGACATGTTTGCATTTCGCATTACTACAACGCACCTGTGCGATCATCTGCGTCACACCCTTAATGTTCAGGTAGCGGCCGCACTCCTCACATCGCAAGTCCAGATCAGCCATCTCATCATCGATAATTCGCCGCTCAGCATTGAGATATGCCTTGACGACGCGGTACTTCGGGTGACAATGTCCATTTGGGTGTACGTCGTAGCCATCGTTTTGCGCAAAGTTGTTTATGAATATACCACCGTCCCTGCCAATGATTGCTTCATTCAGATTTAGGATTGGCTCATCAACTGCCACCCACTTATCGATTAGCGTTGCACAAAACTCACACGGCTTGCCGGTCTCACTCTCCATTGCTTTCTCGATCAGTGTTCCCGTTTGGTTTTGCACCTGCTTCATAGCTTCAACACTCGACAGTGCATCAGCCCGTGATGTCTCAGTGCGAGCCATTCTCTGCACTCGCCATTCGTCGGTCTTCATAATGCCTCGCAGCTTCTCCTCCAGTTCGGACTGTGCCCAGCCATGAGATGCCGCATGGTCAAGCACGCGGCGGATTGAGGCGGCTGTGTCGTCAGCGTATGAGCGAGCCACATTTAGTAGATATTCTCGGTATGCCTCCTGTGTTGATGCTGCCACCACAAAGCCTGTTAGCTCGGCCGTGGACACGCCGTTATCTATCAATAGTTGCTTGCCGTCCTCAAAGTAAATCGCACCTTGAACTATCATCAAAGCCACGACGATCAGCAGCAACGCCTCCGCAAACTCGTTCTGCTCGTCGTCTTCTTCAGTGCTGTTTTCGGCCACCTGGCGAGACTCAGCGATAGCTCGATCAACCTGTTTCTGCATGAACTCTGTCGTTGTATCATAAATCAGCTGCTCAAAGTCATCGAGCGTCTGCGGCTGCTTGTCGGCTGATGCTTTTGGGCTGGTGCCGTTCGCTTCTCCCCAGGCCCCCACATCGTCTACCTTGCGGCGATCAGGTGCGTCTGCCACTTCATCGCCCTCATCAACATCTGGCTTATCGTTCTCAATCTCTGGTGGATTGTAGCCGCCCTTACGCAACAGCTTAAAGTTGTTCGGCAGTTTCAACGCATCAATGATACTCTCGGTGCTATAGCCTGCCGCCTCCAGTTTCAACATAGTGTTAACCCGAATATCATCAGCCTCAGCCTGCACTTTGACCTCGTCAACAACCTGAGGAATAGCAAACTCGTAGGTAATGGCCACGCCCATGCCGCCAGTGATTCGGTTTAGCTCGTGTGTCAATTGCGTGTAGTTGCGTAACAGTAATGGATCAACGACATTCTCAGCAAACACCTGCTTGGACACCTGTGCATTAGCGTATGTAGCTGTGTCGTCAATGCCTTTCATGATTGCCGATACGCCGAATGACGTATCGATCCGTCTATCAACCTGCTTAAATAAGTTCTCGAAGTCAATATCTTTGTTTGGCTGTGAGAATGGCACCCACTCAATGGCTGCACTGCCCGACGGGACACCAGTCTTTATATTGACTGGGCGGTGTGTGTATGTGACGTTGTTGTTGCTCCCTGCTCCGCGATGAGCGTCTTGCAACATTGCCACGCTCTCTTGAAACGCCTGCCGTGTTGGTGCAGTAATGATAAACTGCCCAGCTGGCACTGCCCCGTTCTCGAAAAAGCCAGCCTGAAAGTCAGCAATATAGTCGTCGAGCGTCGCCCAGCGGCGTGAGGCCTCAGATGGCGAATAGCCGGCGTACAGATCGTTTGGATCAACACCACCAGGTAGTACTAGCACCTCATCTTCAGTAAACGTCTGCGTGCCGACTGTGTATGTTGTCTTGCCGCCAACTCGCGCAACTCGCGGAAACTCCAGGAACGTAAAGCCGGCAATATTCCTACCGCCCTGCCCCATAAAATCACCGCCAGGCTTTGCCACGCCATCGTAGTTGCTCCAAACCAAAATGTAGGTCTTCCGCAAGGACAATGTCGAGACAGCTATCTTTTCAGCAAACGCCACGGAACTGTCGGACTTGTTCGGATGGTATAGCGCGTCAATAATACAATGATCAATCTGTTCTCCATTGCCATTGATAGCAAACGGCCGCACCGTCATGTATTTATTGGCAATCGTGCGAATATTAGGATAAGCCGTCGCGTAACTGCTGGCTCGGTAATGATCAAACATCGATAATCTTTGAAAGGCAGGGTCAACACCGCTCACACGCCGCTCGCCCCTTAATCCCATGGCTGTTTTAATAATTCCCATCTACTTGTTGCTCCTATATAAATAAACCGACCAAAATATCAGCTGCACGCCTACAAACACCACCGTGGCGACCTTGCCGCCGTAATATAGCCAAATACAAAATGGCACGCCGACAAACATCAGCAGCCCTATCCACACCTCAATGACAGTATCCCTGTCTGGCTTTTGAAACTTTAATTTGCGCAAAAAATCTTTCAATTTCATATAGTCCTCTAACTGTAAATATACGGATTACATAATCCCAGCCCACTCCATCACTACTTCATGCCTCAGCTGCAGCCAAAAGCCCATCAGTACAGAGTCAAATATGTCAGGAGATTTGCCGAGCCGCTTCTTGATTGACTCCTTAGACTCCAGCACAAACACCTTATCTTTATATTCGTGGTGGTGCATCTGTGCCTCCTTGATAAACTCATTGAGAAATGGAAAGCTCTCGAGTATTTTGACCTTGCCGCTATCCAGCCCCATTGCCAGCATGTACGCCACCTGTGATCGCAGATTATTGAATGCCATCAGCTCCTGTGAACGCTCAGCATCCTCTCGGCTCTTCGGCTCGTCATCAAACGTTAGGAATGGGTCGGGCGAAAAGCCAGACTTAAACACCGCGAACTCAGCACCACGGTCTTTGCCCCCATCGATAACACCAACGCCAACACCCACCCCGTCAACTGCAGTATTCTCGTAGCCAATAGAGAAGTTATCTGAATGCTCAATTAGCCACTCAGCTTGTTTGCCAGTCTCTATCTGCTCGTTCGAGTCTTTGGTGATAGTGCCGTCAATCAGCGTCAGATTTTCCCAATCCACCGCCACGCTACGGTCAATGCCATCACGTGCCACGTCGTATCCAGTCGTCTTGCGGCCTGGTTCATAACTTTTGACAATCGCCTTGGCAAATATGCTCGAGCGGAATATCGTCTTGCTCTCGTCTTGGTACTCCCAGTTGTTTTTCAGGTACCGTTCAACCCACCACACCGGGTTGGTCATCATGGCATCGATATCTGATTGCATCTGCCATGAATCCGACAAATCAAACTCGACTACACGAATATTTGGCGGCAGTGGCTCATATTTACCATTCCCGCCGTATTTCCAACGCATGTACACCTCTTTAATGTGTTCAACATCATTTGGATTTAGAGTGATAATAGCGATGCTCGGCTGCCCGTTGGTGTTGCGGCGGCCCTTGCGGGATCTAGCCGTGGTAAACATCGTCAGCGACAATTCGTCGGCTTCATCGATATGACTAGCACTGGCGTTGATACCTTTGATCTTCTGCCCATTCCTGTCTTTCGTCTCATCCGCCTCCACAAAACCAATCTTTGAGCCGTTTGGGAACTTAATCTCATAATCTTGGCCGTTGTATGTGTAGTCCTCGCCCTCCTTGAAGTTTTTTCGGTCGAGCATTGTCAGGTACGACGGAATGACTGATCGCTTCGATGTGCTAATATTCTTACGAAACACTGTCCAATATGTCTTCTCGAACGTGTCGCAAATATCTATGCCGATGTGTGCTGCAATATCTGTTTTGCCTGTGCCCACTGCACCGATCAAATAGATAGTATCGACTTCGGGGCAATCGTTAATAATATCGACAACGCTCTGCTGCTTTGGCTTCAATTCTAGCGACATGAACTACTCGCCTTTCGTTTTACGCGGCTTGATGGTCGAGACAATCTTTGGCGGCTGTTTCTCGCGAACGTTGACATCCAGGTCGACATGGTCAACTGGCTTGCCAAACGCTCGGTCTAGCATATCCTTGATCGCCTTATTATCAGGCTTCTGCGTAGCAATGAAATAATACTCGTCATCCACACCATCAAGCTCACCGTCAAGAAATGCCGCGATAGTCTCAGGGTCGGTAACTTGCTCTGCCGGCAAACGATTGCCCTTGCGGTCAGTCTTGATAACAAACAGCAGCTGCACGCCAGTAGCCAGCCGAAACTGTGCTTCGTATAGTTTGTCAGCATTCCTGGTAATTCGGTCTAAGATCCGTTGCTTCTCTTTCATTCGATCTAGCACTTTTTGGGTCTTTTTGCCTTTGACTCCCCCGCTGCCTTTCCTGGCTCCGCCATGAGTTGACGGTGACGTACGTTTACAACCAGCTACATGGATATCGTAATTGTCCTGCCGCTTATACTTTCGGCCACATTTAGGACATGATTTGAAATCATCTTTCATGATTATAATTCTAGAGATTGACGCGTAGCTCTTTTGGTATTGACTGTTCGGAAACAGCTGAGATGTGCACGCCGTAACTATTTGCGATGAGCTGTGCCTGCATGAGAGTCAGGTCTTTAGTGTGTTGTAGCTTACGCAGCATATTTTGATACGGTTTCTTGTTTCGGTCTTGCCAAGACTGCAAAAGAATGTAGTGCGACAACGGCTTGCATTTTCGCTCGTCGCCAATAATAATTGCCTGTTTCGAAATATAATAAATGGCGACCTGCCCGATCTCCTGACGGCGTCGCCTTGTCTTGTCTTGTTTGTCGATCTTTAGCCACTTGACCATGTTTGTTATCCCTCCTCTACCTCTGAAATATACAGATTAGGCGCTGGCAATCGCGGCCTCCCAACCACTCAATCTCACCAGCGCCTAGCTATAAAATGCTTTGACCGTTTTATCAAGCAGTCAAGCGTTCCACTTCAGTCATAAACCCCTCAAGTTATTGACTCAATAAACTCAATCGCCGCATCACAACCCTTACAAACAACAGTCTGGATACCAGCCTCATTGAGCGTTTTAATCCACTGTTTTTGATTTGCTGATGTCACGCCTCCTTTCTTGCGTTTCATTTCGATAGCGACAAGACGATGATTTTTACCATAAACACCGTCGCCGCTAACAACAGGATTGTCTCCATAGTGTATGAACTCCATCGTTGCGTCGCTATAGTCTGCTGGGACTACCACAAATAAGTCTGGTACCCCAGAACTCACGCCGAGTTTCTTATTTTTCGCTTTCTGACTCCAGCTTCGGGTGTAGGTTTCATTCGGCACGCGAAAGTGTGGATAGCCTTTTAGCCGCAACCACTGTACAAATGCTTCTTGTTCTTGATCCTCGGTTGGATTTTCTATGTTTGCGATGTTAGGCATTATTTCCACTCCTTAATTCCGAAATAAATCTTCCAGTCTCGCTCGTTTTCTTCGATGGATTTTTCAGCGTCTTCTCTAGTCGCATAGTGTACAGGTTCGCCAGAGTCGTAGCAGCCAATCTTAAATATTGCAAGCGTTTTGCACTCGTGGTCATAAAAAACAATCCACCCACCCTTGCCATTCTCAAAGTCTGGCTCAAACGTTGACGTTTTTCGCAGTCTGACTTCAGCCAGTTTACGTTCATGAGCTTTTTTACACTCTTCTTCGGTGTAATAAACATTACCATTGTCAATATTCAATCTGTCAATGATAGCGTCTGCGTAATTGCGATAGTTAACATTACCCCAATAGTCAATGTACCAATATCTATCGCCCCATTTAAGATTCCAACTAATACTGCTTGTTGATTCGAACCACTCGTCAAAATTATCGATTTCTCTAACAAGAATTGAATGTTTATGGCCTGATTCACACGCTTTCAAAACCCTTGTGCCATCGATTTTAATTTTCTCTTTGAAGATTGCCCCAGCTTTAACGGTTGGTAAATCTTTCAGTAGTTTATATAGTTTCATTTCTCCTCCAACAATTCAGGGTTCTCGTGAATATTGCCAGCGATTTCTAGGTTTGTTAGTTCAAAGAGAGGCTCAACCACACCTGCACACTCGCCGACAAATCCACCATCAGAGAACTTGACCACCCAGTGCTCAATAGGCTCGCCAGCGTCGTCTATGAGGACGTCGCCCTCGTAAATATCTGTACCATTTTTATCTTTTAGCCCTGTATATTGTTCAAAGACTAAACGATCGTTATCTACACTATCTGTAAGCTTAAAACTTAGACACCCGCCGTAATGAGGCGATGGGTTGCGCATTGGGACGCCCTCTGGCGGGAATAGATGTATATATTTGAAATTACAGAAAGTACCTCTACCTTTTACCCCTCCCCAATCTGCGCCAGCTAACGTCAGATATAGACGACATTGTCTGTCCCAAACTCTGAAGTTAATATCACGCATCTCTTAAAACCCCATAATGATTACTTGGTATTTCATTGCCACCAGCTAGAATGAGTAGATGAATAACATCTTTTAGCTCTCGGTTGTCGTGAGCGCTGCGAACACATGTCGTTGGATTATCGTAATGATGACTATTTTCCTTGATATGCTGCTCGGCAGCTTTGCCAGTAAAATACATGACCGCGCCATAGTCTTTGCCAGCTTTGTTGTTATCTAGGATCGTCCACACCGGCATACTAGTGGATCGATTATCTTGATTGACCATCTCGTCACTCAAGGCTTTAATACGCCACAATAAGGCTTCTTCAGCTGGATTGTCTGCTATGATTTTCATTTAGATTTCCTTTCTCTCAACCGCAGAACTGGGGCAAGGCGACACCAAAATGTATATCATTGATTAATTACTTTAAGGATTGATGTCGCCTATTAGACAGATGACCCGGGTGGGCAAAATGGTCATCTGTCCAGTTGACAGCATAATTACAGAGCAAAGGATTTCTCACCTTTCGGCTTAATCCCGTTCGGGAACCCAGCTTTATTCCTCAGATTATGCCGCCAGTTCTACGGTCGATGTTAATGTTCACCCAGTTTTTCGACGTATGGTAGGTCAATGGTTAATGGTGTTTATACGTTCATGTTCATCTGCGAGTCGCCATCGATCCGCTTCTTACTGGTTGCAAGATAGTGCGATCCGGTCAGATTACTATCGACGTAATTGTCGGCCAGAATATTGACGAACATCATTGCGTCACGGTTATCCATGATAATAATGCCGTCATTATTGTCTGTCATGAGTGCCAAGTTCATTTCGTCAGCATGATCAACGACCTTTTGTCGGTCTGGTAGATGTTCAACGTCTAGCTTTAGCAGTGTGTCGGTCAACGACCTGCTGTTGTCAGCCAGCTCACCTAGTGACAACCCCTCTGGGAATGACAACGCAAATTTCTCAGTTAGATATTTGGCGATTCGCCTGGTTACAATGTCGCTTGATGGATCTTGTCTAAACAGGTTGACAAACTTCTTTGGATTAAATGCGAACACTTTGTCGCCGGCGATCAACACTTGGTTGTCTGCTGGTATTTTGAATGCCGCATCAGCCTGGAGCTCACCAAACTTGTTGCCGCTAGTCTGCCAGGTGAGGCTTCCACTCAGCATCTGCGACCGCTGGAGCTGTTTGGCGACGTAAAAGGTCTTGTCTGGATCTTTTAGATCGCTAAACCGTGCCACGATACCGTGCATACGCTTCAGCTCATGTTCTTGATCGTTGAATTGAGAGATGCGATCATCACCAAGGAAATAAACGAGAGCATGAGCACGCTGGATGCTTTCAATCTCGCTGTACATCAGGACATTGTCTATCTGATCGTTTGTTGCATAGTCTCTGATTGACAATCCAGCTGCTGCTCCAGTTTGAACCGCGTTTATTATTTCGTATAGAAATAATACCCGCATCTGCTCTTCCATCTTCTCTGAATCTAATGGCAAGATATATGGCGTAAAGTTTTTATTGAAAATGAACAGGTCGATGAGCAGATCTTTCTTATTAGCATCAGCCCAGTTTGCCCACTGGAATATGTCGAATTGATTGTCGTCAATCACTTCTCCCACCAAAATCCTTTCTGCTCAGCCTCAGTCTCAGACGGCTTACCGTCTTTCAAACTGCCGGCTGGCTTATTATTTATCTTGACCGCGATATCTACGCTCCGAACGCCGTGCTCCAGCAGCCATTTTTTAGCTCGCTTAGCATCATCTTCGGTAGCGTAGGTTTTCGCGTGCGGTTTATTTTTCTCGTCGCTCCAGCGAACCGTGAATGTGCAATTCATCAGGGACATTACGTAGCCTCCAGTTTATTACGCTTGCGGCGTTGCTTTTTGCGAAGTGCTTTTTTAGTCACGACTCATCAATCTCCAAACCTCTCGTACATACAGTTTTCGTGCATGTCTGGATAGTCTTTTCGCTCTGCGTCAGATTGAATGAGTGCCAAATTACACATACTACATCTGCCGTACGGTGCGGTTTTTTCAAATTCAGCCAGCTCAGTATCCTGCCTAGACCTGCGTTTGCTGATTCGGCCGCAAATCCGAGCTGCCTCCCGATTGAGTGCAAAGCCTGTTTTGTCGCCTCTTGACCTCGATCCACCCTTTCTGCCAATTTCACGGTAGAAGTTTGGATTTTTTGCGAGAATTGTTGCGGCAGCTTTTTTACCGCCCGCTTCCGTTCCTGCCATGGCTCTCCTTTCATTTATTAAAATGGTATTTCGCTCAAATCAATTGGCGCGTCGAGGTCAACATCCTCGGTAGCTTTCGCCGCTTGTTTAGTCGTTGTATTTGCTGATTTAGTGTCCTCTTCGGCATATCGTTCTGTGGCTGGCGCGGTATTGCTACCACCCTTTGCGTCGCTCAAAAGCTGGAACTGATCGATGATAACTTCAGTAGCTTTGCGCTTGATATCATCTTTTTCCCAGATTCGTGTTTGCAATCTGCCGGTTATGCCAATTTGCTTGCCTTTCGGTGCATATTCTGCCAGCAGTTCAGCCGCCTTGTTCCAGGCGACGCAATCGATAAAGCTAGCGTCGGCATCCTTGCCGTAGCCGTCAACCGCTAGTGCGAATGAGGCTACGGACTTACCGCTATTTGTCGATTTGACTTCAATGTCGCGGACAACACGGCCGATTAGGGTTACTGTGTTAATTGCTGCCATATTAGAAACTCTTTTCCTCGCGGATTTCAACGCCTGGAATTTCACGTAATCCATTAGCGATAGCTTCGCGGATTAGTTTGTCGCTTGGCTCGCACAAGTAGCGCGGCACTAACTCAGGATTGTTGACCGTGAACACCGTCTTGGTTTTAATGCCAGATTTAACGGCTGGCTGTTGTGCTTTAGCAGCTTTGGCTGCCTCGGCTTCAGCGATTTCCTGTTCGCGTTTACGCTGTGCTGCTAGTTTCGCAGCTTCAGCTTCGTCGCTCTCAGCGGTTGTCAATTCGTCTTTACGTGTCAACAGTTCGTTGATGGCTTTAGTGAATGCCAGCTTGATTTCAGCGTGATTCTGATCAGCTTCAGGTAACTCGGCGAATATCTGCTTCAATTCAGCGCCCCGCTCATCGCAGGCTTTTTGGCTGCGTAGTGATTTGGCGTTGGTAGCGAACTTGGCGCAGATAGCCTCAACGCGTGCCGCTTCCTCTTTTGCTAGCCGCTCCTGCTCTTCCTGATAGGCTAGGATCTTTTGGCTGATGTTCTCCAGTGCTTCTTCAGCTGGCGCGAGAACATCTTTTTCAGCGTCGATAAATTGCGATTTGACGCTGTCAAAGTTGCGAGTGATCGCCAGCCGAGCGTTCTTGACTTCGGTGCGGTGCGAGGTGATCAGCTTACGGATTGCAATTGCTTCTTTGGCGGTAGCGTCGTCAGTTATCTCTTTGGCTTTGGCCTGCTCAAGCAATTCTTGAGATTTCACCTTGAACGGTGATATTGTTGCGACTTGTGAGTCGACGTATTCTTGTAGTTGTGACATGTTCCTCCTTTATTTCCTGTCTGCTTCAGATTTACCAAGACGAGCGTCAGTCATTTCGACGCGTGAGCTTGGAATGGTTGGTTTGGCAGCCGCTTCAATCTGCTCTCGGCTTGCCAATGTCGGCGCCGGTGCAATCCACGCGTACTCAGCGTCGCCTCTTACTCCATCGACGATTTTCGTGAAATCTGGCTCAATGTAGCGTCCTAGCCGACCAGTGCGATCCTTGGCGACGTATTTGTCGCTGGCTGGATCAACGATAATCAATCGCTTGGTGTCGCCAGTTTCGGTATCATTGATCGTCGTCATGTAGCCGACGATATCCACCAGATTGACCAGCTCTTCGGATAGCCTTGTGGCGACCATCGGACGTTTAATGACGCGGCCGTCATCGTCTTTTTCCTGAACGTGAGCCACGATAACGATATGCTTACCGCTATCACGCATGGTTTTCAGAAAGTTTCGCATGGTCGATTTCAGCCAACCCCAGCCCGCCATGGTCGGGTTGCCGTCACGCTGGACCAATTTGCTGTCGGCTCTATTTCGCATGTAGGCGATCAGCTTCTCCATCAGCTCGCCAATTGGATCGATAATCACCGTATCGTAGTTGTCAGTGAGTGCGATCTGCATAAACTCCTGCATATCGTCCCATTTTTCGATCAGCGCTACGTCGGCTGCAATGCCGCGAAGTCCGAAGTATTTGCTACCGTTCTCGCAGTCAGCGATAATCGGTCGTGGTGCGGTGGCTGCAAACGTTGTTTTACCAACGCCGCCCTCGCCATACACAACCATCAGAATCGATGGTTTTTCGGTCGGATCTAAACTATTAAAGACTTTCATATTCTCCTTTCTTTTACAGGCTCCAGTCGCCCAGCTCCCTCACCTCCTCGATGAGGAAATTCGGCTCGCTGTCGCCAAACTTTATGATTTCGTCAACACACGTACGCAGCTTGCGTTCGCCGGCTTCAACAAAGTCGATGCCGGCAATCATGAATTGCACACGGTATGGTGCAACGGTTTCAACCACGCAATAGGCAAACTTGACTAACGCCGGATCTAGTTTTAGGCTTGACGCCGTCACCAGTGTGTAAACTGCTGACTGTAAATCGTAGTGCATTGACTGCGCAGTTTTGAAAAACTTGTCGAACTTTGCGGTAGTTTTCAGATCGGTTATCATGGCAGATTCATTAGTGCGAATCAGCACATCAGCCTTACCTTTCATATCTACGCCGTCGGCAGTGCGAGCGTACATTTCGTGCTCAAAGGTTGCGCCTTTGGCGAAAATGTATTGCTTCACCAACGGGTGATTCTCGATATTTTTCAAAATCTGATCAGCAGCCTTGAACATGCCTAGAGTGATAATGTGTTTGCTAGCGGCTTTCTGCTCATCGCGCCACATCTTGGATTCTTTCGAGTAGAAGTTTTCAAATGGGCTGATAGCGAACTGATCTTCACCGCCGAGCACCAGCATATGGACCAGCTGGCCAAGATCGATAGCTTTACTATCTAGGTCTGGCAAGTCTCCACGTTTAGCTGCAACTGCGTAATCGATACCATGATCGAGAATTAACTTCATTGACGAATATGACCACTCTGGTCGGCTATAGTAAGCGTCTGCCACTTACGCCTCCCCTGCCAAAGCACGGTCGAGAAATGTCGGATCGATTAGGTTTTCTAATTTTTCAAACAAACTATTTTCGTCCATAAAACTTACCCTCAATCCACTTTATTCCTTTGTCAAAAATCCGCAACCACTTCGCTGCTTTGACCGACTTGTCGAAGTCACGGTCGTCCAACTTGCGCAGCCTGTCAATCACCCTATTGATAGGCTCGCGCTTATGTACCGTCACAAGTTCAGCTGGTGACGGTATCACGTTTACGTGTATCTTCATCGCCAAATCTCCTTTCGCGATTTTAATTCTTGGATAGTTTCGTCGAACACGCCGTTGGCGAACAATACGACCGCCAGCACCGCGATTGCCGCGAACTGCACCCACCAGAGGCGCAAGTCTGTTGGCTCGCTGACTGCAATTAGCGCCGCCGGTAAACCAACTACCCAGCTAATGATTTTTTTGATCTGTTTGTTTTTCGCTGCCATTTTTCAGCTCCTTTCGTTTTACGTACAAGAGTGCTCGCAGTCACTCTCATACTTGTTAGATGTCTTCGCCTGTACATCCTGACAAAATTGAACGTGGTTGCTAATTATTCCTAGCCAACTCTCCGTTTTTTGCCAAAAACATACCTCTGACGTTTGATGAAGCTACAAATGCTGAACGTACAGGATTTCTAGCCTCATTTTTACGTCAAATAAAAAAAGAATCGACGCGAAGTCGATTCATGGTTGATAGATTTGACTAACAGAGGTGGTCGCTGTTTATATCATGTAAGATTATTTCGTGATATGATTATATCACGGGCAATTTACGATTACACCCTAGAACAGCTTGTCGAGCTTATCGTACAGCTTTGTTAATAGCTCTTTTTCTTCCGAAGTAACTGCTGCCAACGTCCACGTGTTAGATGCAAAAAATTGACGAGCCGTTTCAATCAACTGATCAGGAGTTACCGCCAAAATAGAATCTGGGACGGCGGCATAATCTCTCACGAAATCATCAGCAAAATATCGTCCTATGTAGAAATTGCTTACTTGCCCAACAGTTTGAGCACCCATTTGATAACGACCCAACGAATATGACTTCACACTTTCCAAGTCTTCATCAGAAATAGCTCCAGCCAAAACTTTCTTCAACTCTCTCACGATAATATCAAAGAGCTTTTCTGCAGTTTCAACATTTACTTGTCCGCCAAAGTCCCAAGCCGAATCGTAAAAACCAATCGATGTATCGCTAAAAATACCATACGCCAAGCCTTTTTTACGAGCCGCGCCAAAAATCCTCGAGCTCATCGTGCCGGTCAGAATGTGGTTCAATGCGTTCATAGCCGTGACTTCTTCGTCGCTTAGCTCGCGCGGAATCATCATTGACCAGCCAAACGTCAAATTCGTCGCCTCTTTTCGT